ATGACCCACGACCTGAACAGCAAGAAGGCCAAAGCCGAGATCAAGGCCGCAATCGCAAAGGAGAAGGCGGCGAAGGCGCTTCAGGAGGACAGCCCCCTGAAGACGCGGGAAGACCTGAAAGGCTTCTGGCGACAGTACCCGAAGGCCCGCGACCTATTCGGGCAGATCATGATTACGTGGCGCGGTTCGACCGCCCGCCGCCCCGGCGTAGCCGGATGCTGGGCTGCATATCCGTATTCATGGTGGAGCGAAAAGACCGGTCTTCCTATCGCGACCCTGAAGCGGCAACTGAACCTGCTTGAGAGCTATGGGCTTATTGAACGGCAGCGGGGACAGCATGGCGGAACACGCCCGCTGGCCTATATCCGGCCCACCGCTCTTGCGCTTGCCCTGTCCGATGGTCGCCCCGGCGACAGGTATCACCTTGGTCTGAAGGAAGCGGGCAAGGAAGAGAAGCCGGTGAAGCCCCTCACCAACGCGATTGCCACGATGCCGCCCCCAGCAAAACCGGAGGATGCCAGCCCGCAATCACTGGCCGAATTGATGGCAATCCTGAAGGACTGAAAAGCTGGAGTTTTGAGCTAGTCGGTGAGCCAATGGGTGAGCTAATGGGTGAGCTAATGCATACACAGATACTTATGATTATTCACTTCGTTCATAATCAAAAGCATCTATCCGGCTACGCCATCCATCATCCATCGCGTGCGCGATACTTTCCCGTTTCCGGGAAGAAGGTCGCTACGCTCCCGGACCTCCCTTCGGTCGGGTCCGGGGATACTCGCTTCGCTCGTCTCTCCCCCGGAAGGCACCCACCCCCATAGTCCCCTCCCGCGACCCGGTTGCGCCCGTGGGCCACCCCATCGCCGCCTTGTAGACCACCGGGAAAATGTGAGTAGATTGGCTGTCACGTTCAATTTCGAGACGTGACACATGTGGCCTTTCAATCGATCCCGGCAGACGACAGACAGGGCGGAAGTGCAATTAATTGCACAGACCGAGCGCCGGGACATTGCCAATCCGACCGAGCTTGATTTCAGCATCTTCGGCGTAGTGCCGTCGCTCTCCGGGGCGTCCGTCACACCCGCCACCGCGATGCGCGTTCCCGCCGTCGCGGCTGGCGTCAAGGCCATCTCCGAAGCCGTGGGCATCCTGCCCTTGCACGCCTACCGCCGCGAAACGGACGGCTCCCGCGAGCGCGAGAACGATCACCCGGCCTATCGCCTTCTGAACGGCGATGCCTGTCCGTGGATGCGCGGTCCCCAGCTTCGCGAGCTTATGACCGCCGACGCCATTTGCTACGGGAACGCCTATGCCCAGATCGTGCGGGATAGCACCGGGGCACCCCGTGAGCTTCACCGCCTGCACCCGCTTGCCGTCGCCGTGGAGATCGACAATCGCACCGGGGAACCGTCCTACCGGATCAGCCCGAACACGAACGCCCAGCGCATCCTTCCATTCGCGGACGTATTCCATCTTCGCGCCCCGTCGCCAGTCGCCACCGATGCCGTCACAGGCCGCAGCCCGATCATGGAAGCGCGGGACGCCATCGGCTTGCTCATGGTCCTGAACGGCTACGCGAACCGCCTCTTCGCCAACGGCGGGCGTCCGGGCGGCATCTTGAAGTTTCCGAACAAGCTCACGAAGGAAGTGGCCGAGCGCATCCGGGCAAGCTGGAAGGCCGCGACATCGGGCGGCAACACGGGCGGGACGGCGGTTCTTGAAGAAGGCGGCGAGTTCATGCCGCTGGCCTTCAAGAGTGTGGACGCGCAGTTCCTCGAAATCTGGCAACTGTCCCTGAACGAGATTGCCCGCGTGCTTCGCGTGCCGCCCGTCCTTCTCATGGACTATTCCCGGCAGACGTGGGCGAACGCCGAAACAGGCGGACAGCAGTTCCTCACCTATTCGCTCGCCCCGTGGCTGTCCCGCTGGGAAGCCGAAACCACGCTCAAGCTGATTGCCCCGGATGATCGGGACACCCTGTTTGTGGAGCATCTGCCCGACGCGCTTTTGCGTGCTGACTTCGCCACGCGAGCCACTGCATACGGGCAGTATCGCAGCATGGGGGCGATGACAGCGAACGAAGTCCGGGCAGGTTTGAACCTAGCGCCGCTCCCGGATGGCAACAGCCTTTCCAATCCCTACACCACGACCGGCAAGGAAGGCGGCACCAATGAGTGAGGCTCCCGCCTTCCGCACGTTCTTCGGGGATGCCGAACGTGATTTCCGCCTGTCCCCGGACCTTGTGCCCGAGCTTGAGCGCATTACCGGTGCGGGCATCGGCGGGCTGTCCAATCGCATCTTCCGGGGCGACTTCCGCCATGCCGAGCTTCTGGCCGTGATCCGGCTGGGGCTTATCGGCGGGGGCGAGCCGCCCCAGACCGCCGCCGATCTTGTCGCGGCCTACGCCGCCCGCCGCCCGATCATGGAAGTCTTCCCCGTCGCAGTCGGCACCCTCGAAATGCTCATGTTCGGAAAGGTCACGACCGATGATGAATGACCGTGTGCAATTAATTGCACTCGAAACCCGCGATGCCGTCCATGGCGACCGGCTGGATTTCGAGACCCGTTTCACCGCACCGACCGACACCGGCGAAATTGAGGGCGTGGCCGTCCGCTTCAACACCGTGGACACCTACCGCACCGAGTTCGCCCCCGATGCGTTCCGGGGCTTGGAAAGCCGTTCAGTCCCGATGCTCTGGGCGCACAATCCGGCCAACGTCATCGGTTCTTGGTCTTCATTCCAAGTCCGCGCCGATGGGCTGACGGCGAAGGGCAAACTCAACCTTGCTGTGGCGAAGGCCCTTGAAGTCCGGTCCCTCTTGCAGGCGGGCGACGTGAAGGGACTGTCCATCGGCTTCCGCACCGTGAAGGACGAACGGCGGGCAAACGGCATCCGTCGCATCATGGAAGCCCGCCTTCACGAAATCAGCATCGTGGCGTTCCCCAGCGTCCCCGGCACCGGGATCACGTCCGTTCGCGCCGATGCCCCCGGCCTGTCCGCCTTCCTCTCTTCCGTCCGCGCCGCCTCCACCATCCTGAAAGGTTGAACCCATGAACATGCGCATCCCTCACGACCTCGAAACCCGTTCGGCACCGCTCGAAATTCGCAGCGATCCGCCCGAGAACAGCGACCCGCTGGCAGCGGCCACCGCCGCCGTGGAAGAGCTTCGCACCGCCGCAACCGCATTCGAGACCCGGCAGGCGGATGCTCTTCGCGCTGCCAATGATCGTATCGCCGCGCTGGAAACGCGCCTGTCTCGCCCGACGCCGACGCAGGAACAGCAGAATGAACCTGCTATCGAACAGCGGGCGTTCATCAATTTTGCCCGTACTGGCGTGGAGCGGATGCAGGCGGAAGAAGTCCGCGCCTTGACGGTCTCGACCGACACGGCGGGCGGCTATCTCGCCCCGGAACAGTTCGTTGCCGAGCTTGACCGCAATCTGGTCCTTTTCTCCCCGATCCGCACGGTTGCTCGCGTAACCCCGGCATCGGCTGGGGAAATCGTTCTCCCGAAGCGCACCGGCACCATGACAGCAAGCTGGGGCGGCGAAACCACCCCGGCCACGGCCACCCAGCCCGCCTATGGTCAGCAGACAATCAACGTCTACGAATTGAAGTGCTACGTGGACGTGTCGAACACCCTTCTGGAAGACGCCGCGTTCAACCTTGAAGCCGAACTTGCCTTCGACTTCGCGGAAGAGTTCGGGCGTGCCGAAGGCGCGGCCTTCATCAACGGCGACGGCACCGGCAAGCCGAACGGCCTTCTGAACACGGCGGGCATCGAAACGCTGGACACGACCGGGGCCGACCTGACAGCCGACGACCTCATTGACGTGTTCCACGACCTTCCCGGCGCATACGCTTCCCGCGCCGTCTGGGGCATGAACCGTTCCGTCATCGGCACCGTCCGCAAGCTGAAGAACGCCAGCGGCGATTACCTCTGGCAGGACGCGCTGACGGCTGGCAACCCGCCGACCATTCTGGGCCGTCCCGTCGTGGAGCTTCCCGACATGCCGGATTACCCGGCAGCAGCAGCCGAAGCCCTCCCGATTGTCTTCGGGGACTTCAAGAGCGCCTTCCGCATCTTCGACCGCGTGAACCTGTCCGTTCTTCGCGACCCCTACAGCCAGCAGGTGAACGGCCTTGTCCGCTTCCATGCCCGTCGTCGTGTCGGCGGCGGCGTGACGAAGGCCGAAGCCCTTCGGCTTCTCAAGGTTGACCTGACCTAAGCAACCCAGCCCCTGAACAAGGAACCCAGATCATGGCAATCCATACCAATGCGAAGAGCCGCCTTTTCATCGGCGCGGCGAACAACACGATTTCCACCATCGACCAGTACGAGGCCGAAACGTGGCTGGAAATCAAGGAAGTCGAAGACATCGGGGAGTTCGGTGTTGAAGGCTCCGAACAGACCTTCATTTCGCTGGCAGACGGCTATGTCCGCAAGCTCAAGGGCTCGCTCAATTCCGGCGCTCTTGAGGTTGTCGTGGGCCGTGACCCCAGCGACGAAGGCCAGAACCGCGCCCGTGCCGCAGCTGGCGACTGGTTCAAGTACCCCTTCAAGGTGGAACTGAACGACCGTCCGACGCCGACCGGCGAAAACACGGTCTATTACTTCCGCGCCCCGGTCATGTCCGCGAAGTCGAATTACGGCAACGCCGACAACATCGTGCGCACCACCTTCGCCCTGTCCATCGACGGCGAAATTCTGGAAACCCCGGCAGCGCCGACCGTCACCATGTCCCCGGCAGCGGGCGTGCTCACGGCAGGCACCCAAGGGGAAGAATACACCGCGTCCGTCACGGCGTCGGGCGGCATCGGCACCGTGTCCTATGCGGTCACGGCTGGCGACCTTCCCGATGGCCTGACGCTGAACGAAACGACCGGCGAAATCACCGGCACGCCGTCCACGGCTGGCACATCGAATTTCACGATCACGGCCACCTATACCGGTTCGGGCAGCGCGTCCGCCGAATACAGCATCACCGTATCGGCGTAACACATGGCGAAGCTGGCAGACGCGATCACTGTCAGCATCGGGGGCGAGGCAATCGAGCTTCGCCCCTGTCTTCGCTTTGCGATCCGCTTGGAACGCCGCCCCGGCTCTTTTGCCGGTCTTCTCCGGGAGATCATGGACGGCAGCCTGACGGCAGCGTGCGAGATCATCCGCGATCACGCCGACATTCCCATGCTGGAAACGCGCATTCTCGACAATGGGCTTGATGCCCTTCGCGAACCCCTTGTCCGGTATGTGCTCGCCCTCACGGGCATGGACGAACCCGAAGCTGCAAACGACAACGGCAGCAAGCCCAAGGGCAAATCCCAGCCCTTCAGCGAATACCTGTCCGGTCTCTACAAGATCGGCACCGGCTGGCTGGGCTGGACGCCGCAAGACACGCTGGACGCCACGCCTGCCGAAATCATGCTCGCTCACGATGGCCGCATGTCCATGCTCAAGGCGATCTTCGGCGGGACCGACGACAAGACCGACAAGCCGCAATCCGACATTAGCCTGGACGACAAGTTCAAAGGCGTCTTCGGCGGCTTCGGCACCAAGATCATTCAGCGGGAAAAGGGGACATGACCGATGCCCTACCGCGCCCCTTCCATTCGTGCTTGCGGCTGCACCGTCGCCAGCGGGCAGCGTTGCCCGCACATGATCGCGGCAGACCGTGAGCGCAAGGCCCGTCACGACGTCCAGCGACCGACCGCACGGGAACGCGGCTATGACAGCAAGTGGGCCAAGGAACGCGCTGCCTACCTGAAGGCGCACCCCCGTTGCGTCATGTGCGGCGCTCCCTCCCGTGTCGTGGACCACAAGACCCCGCACCGTGGCGACAAGAAACTCTTCTGGTCCCGCTCGAATTGGCAGGCGCTCTGCACGCCCTGCCATTCATCCCGCAAGCAAAGCATGGAGGCTAAACGCTAATGGACATGGTGAAGTATCACTTCGCGGGCAGCTATCGCACGATCACGGGCATTGCTCGCCTGACTGGAGTTTCCGAACACACCATCCGGGGACGCCTCAAGCGCGGCTTATCCATCAACGATGCCGTCTATCCCGGCCACCTTCAGCAGCGCCCCAAGTGACCTGAGCCCCTATTCCTCCTCCAGATTTTGGTAGAGTCCGGCGTCTTGAAGGGACGATCGGATGAAGCGCAGCAGGTTCGACGAAGAGCAGATCATCAGGATCTTGAAGGAGCAGGA